ATCCGTTGATCTGACCGGGGTAGGATCCATCATCCGACCGGGGCCAAAAGGGGGTTATAGCGTTGATTGCTGTTCAATCAGCCGATCGGTTGCTGCGTCTGGAAGAGGTGAGGGCGGTGGTCGGCCTGGGAAAATCGACCGTGTACCGCATGATGCGCGCGGGCACCTTCCCCATGGCCTGCAAGGCTGGCGGGGGCTCGACCCGCTGGAGTGAGCAGGAAGTCCAGGCGTGGGTGCGCGAACAGCTGGCTCGCCGCGACGACAGCTGCCCGCTTTGATCGAGAAAACACAATCATAAGAAACCGTGGTATCAGCTGAAGCGCTACCACGTCATACCCCCGAGGAAGCTAGACGTGGGGGGAAGATGCCGAGGAAGTGGGGAGCGGCAATCGCGCTGATCGCGATACTTTTTGCAGTGGCTTACTTCGGGTCGCCATATCTTGCGGCAAGAAATTTCAAGGAGGCGGCGCTGACCGCCGACGCTGATAAGCTCGATGAGATCGTCGACTTTCCGGCTGTTCGAGAAAGTCTCAAGTCGCAGCTCTCGTCTGCGATGATGAGTAAATTTCAGAACGATCCGGAGCTGAAAAACAATCCCTTTGCCGGCCTCGGCCTGATGATTGCGCCGACGATCGTGGAGAAAGCGGTGAACGCTTTCGTGACGCCCGAGGGTATCTCGGCCATGGTTCGAGGACAGAACCCAAACGAGGTCAAAGATACCAAGCTCAACCCGAAGCTTCATGTGGGCTACGAGTGGGTAAGCTTGGATCGGTTCAGGGTCAACTTGACGACTGCTGACGACGCCGCTTCCGGACCGACGCTTTTATTCGAACGACGCGGCCTTTTTTCGTGGAAGCTGATCAGGTTCAACATACCTTCAAGTATTTTGGAGGGAAATAAGACAACGACCGCAACAGCTGCTCAAGTGGAAGTGCCAGCGCGAGCCGTGAAGTCGACCACAGAGGAGATCACGCCTGAACCCAGTCCATCTATGGCCAGTGCGGATGAAGACGGGGATTCGATTGAAGATCTTAAGCGCCGCGAGCTTGCTCTGAATGAGGAATGCCGTGGCGGCTCCGGCGGAAATACCGAGGCGATATGCAACGCTCGTGATGCCCTGATGTCGAGGATTGAGGCGAAAGGCGTCTGCTGGGCTTACTCGGACATCGACATACCCAGCTCGGAATATGACTGGCATCCTTGCGGCCAGCGTCGCCCCCGCTGACCAAGCGGCCGATCAGCTGCTGGGCCTTGACGAGGTCAAGACCGTGGCAAGGCTCGGGAAGTCGATGATCTACCGCTTGGAGCGAGGGGGATCGTTTCCCAAAACGCTACAAACGCGGCGGCTACGCCAGCCGCTGGAGCCGACACGAGGTTATGACCTGGTGCGAGAGGCAGCGCGAAGCCCACGGATGAATGTAGGCAATGCGCTGCTCCTCGCGCCTGATCAGTACCGATAAACCTTGGCGGGATCAGGGGCCACTACCTTAGCCCAGGCCTCGATGTCACCCGCTAGGCCCCCATCGGGCACCAGTACGATCAAATCGTTTTCTGCGCAGTACCGGTACGGAAGCTCGGCGACGAGGTACTGCACGTCCTCTCTCGAATGCACCACGATAGGCATACGGATCATGATCGTCATGTTTGTATCTCCGAACGGCGGCGTACAGCTGTCGGTGACGAAATCGGTTAACGCCGGACTCACCGTTGAACTCGATAGACGATCACCCACATACAGTGTACCGAAACGCACAGACATGAACACCTACGCACATCGTTGGCGACATACAGCCTCTTGACGAACGTGTACGCGTTCAGCATCACGCGTAGAAATTGCACCCGCCCCGCAACCTAGGTGCAACGGTTAAGGTCTACACACGTATAGCATGGGATCGACTCGGCAAGGGGTGCCGGCTCGTGGCAGGAGAAGTGGTAATGGCAATTCGAGAAGGTAATGGGCTAGACCTCCTTCTCTTCGGCAAGGGAGACGAGGAGCTCGTCGACATCAAGTGCTTCCGAGGCGACCGGAAGAACGTCACCGCTGCTGATATCGATCGGCAGATTCAAGATGGCATTCTCCAGCACAAGATGCATCCTAGTCGGGCCAGTAAGAACGCGCCGGCTACCGGCGCCGAGCTGGTCAATGTAGCCGAATTCGTTAAGCGCCTGCCATTGGCAGCTTAACACAAACCCCCTTCAACGAAGGCCTGGGCTTGCGCCCGGGCCTTTTTTTTGGTCTTCGGAGTATATGACGACCAGTGCTGATCTAATTGCGGCTTTCGAAGACCGAATTGTTGTGCCTATCGATCTAAACGAGGTAGCCAAATGGCTGCTTGATCGAAGCATCCAAGACGAGATCAACTTCGTCCCCGCGGACCTAGATACCGGCGTTATACGTGGGTTCCTTCGTCGGTTCAGGAGGGCAAAGGGTGGCTGGGACATTGATCCCGATGAAGTCTCCAACATCCACTACGATCGCGAACAAGGTCCGATGTGGATCAACTTGGTATGCGCAAAGGAGCTTCTCCATATTTTGGATGCGGCGCGCTGCGCGACCAAGGAAGAGTATGAGCGCCTTACAAGCAGTTTGGCCCTTCCCAACGAACTGCAATACCTCCTCGCGGACCCCGACTTCGCGTTCGCTGACAAAATGGGCGACCTGCCGGCATCGGCGTTGGTCCTCCCGATGGCGGTGCGGGAACTGCTTCTTCCCGCGTATAAAGCGGACGTGCTGACCGACGACGCGATCGCTGAGTTGGTGATGATGCCAGCGGAGCACGTGCGAGCAGTGATGTCCGACCGGTGGCCAGCAGTCTACGAAATCATAATGTCCAAGAGGACGCCAGATGACGACGAGGACGAGCCTACGCTAGGTCTGTGATGCGGGTCGATTTAAGGAAGTTACTGCCGGCACGTGCGCCAGCATCAGGTTGATCACCGCCCGGTCGTCGTCCGCGCGATCGGGCTGCTCGTTCATCAAGCGACGCTTTTCGCTGGTCGATGCTTGAGGCGGCGGCCTATCCCGGCATGTACACGCGTCGGGGCCGACCACCGCCTTCGCGGGGGAAATTATGCAGGATGACCTGTTCGGACTCGGTGAGGTGGTCGATGGCATCCTGAAGGCGGCGGCGACCACCCATGAAGCCGCACGCGCGACCCAACTCTTCGTGGGACAGTCCGGCCGACCCAGCCTCGCTGATCAGCCGCAGGATCCGCTTTAGGTTGGCTTCATCCTGGCTGTCGGAGACGCGCTGCTCGATCGCGCGCAACACCGTGTTGACGCTGTATTCGACAACGTCGAATGCCCAGTCGAGATCTTCGCGGGTGATTTCCGGGGCGAGCGGGTTGTCGGCGATCGCCCGAATGAGCGCGACCTTGAACGTATTCTCGGCGAGGCGGCCGTAGATCGACGTCTTCGCCGTGCCCTGGTGCAGCTTGCACAGGTCAACGCCATACCCCTCGATATCGTAGTGGCGATCTTCGGCCGCCTGATCGGCGAAGGGGACCGGATAGGGGTTGGGCAGTTGGTCGGATGCGTCGCCGAACGGCAGTGCCTCATGTCCTTCAGCGCCGGCAGCAATCTGCTTGGCGATGTCGACGAGCGTGGTGGGAATGGTCGGGCGTGGGCCTGTTGCGCGACGTCGCCGATCGGGAAAATGCTCGGGGGTTTCGAAGATCAGCATGCGCGCGAGGCTGCCGTCAAGGACGTGCGCTGACGACAGCGCCCCCCAAAACACCTGTGGCGTGGTGACGCCGAACAAGCACAGGTTCGGCTGGACGATCGCGACGCGCGGCTTCTCCTTCTGGTTCGCGTAGGCGGTGCCGTGGAACGTGTCCTCCGAGCTGGTGAAGAACTCGGTCAGGTTGTCGATGATCTCGGCCGCGTGCTTCGGCGCGCGCTTGCGGTCGGCTACGGCCTGCATCAGGAACCCGATCTCGTCCGTCGGGAAGATGGTCGAGGGCTGCTTCTCCAGCGCGGTGATCATGCCGGAACCGCTGGCGATCTTGCTGCCGCCGATCATCCTGTTCATGCCGGCATCGTCGAGCAGGCGTTTTAGGCACTTCAGCGGATAGTCCTTGCCGCCCGCCGATTCCGCGATGCCGATGGTGTAGATGTTGGTCCGCACGCCGCTTGGCCCCGCGTATCGGCGCCCCGCCAGCACGCCGAACGCCGCAAGCCCGGCGCCAAGGGCGATCCACGGCTGGGGGCTGACGCTGGTGTGATCGGCATAGTCGACGAACTGGGCCAGCCCGCCGGTCAGGCCCTTCCGCCAGCTCGGCATCTTCGGGGCGGGTGCCTTGGCGATCGGGGTGGCCGCTACCGCCGCAACGACCGGCTCTGGCACGACGGTGACGCCGTTCCTGGCGTCGATGGCGGCGACGAACGCGCCGAGATCCAGCGCCGGCGCCGCGGCGACCGCGTCCGCCTCGTGCTGGTAGAGATAAACCCCCTCCGGCTTCCAGCCGAACGACCTTGCCCGGTCGAACAGCGTGCCGGGGCCGATCGCGCCCGGTCCCGATCGACCGAAGGCTCCCCACTGCGCGTGCAGTTTCTTCGCGTCATAGGCCGACGATCCGTCCGCCTTGCTCTGGGTGGTGCCTGCCGACCACGCATCCCACAGCTCGACGCCGTCGCCACCGAGCCCCGCGTGGATCGCCATGCCGATGCTGAGCCAGTCCTCACGTGTTCGGCAGCTGTCGATCGGCACGAACGACAGGGCTTGCTCGACCGCCTCGCGCGTCGCCAGTTCCTTGTCCGCCAACACCCGCTCGCTGCGTCCGGCCGGCGGCCATGCGATGCCGAGGATCGCTGCCGCGCGCTTCGCCCATTCGCGCGCTTGGTCGCCGGTGATCGTCGGTAGATCGCCCGCCTCTACGGTGAGCGGAGAATCGTCCGGCCATTCATAGGGGTGGCCGGTGCGCGGATGGATACCGAACGCCACGAACTGCCGCCCAGTGGCGAGCACCTGCAGAGGCTTGGTCCCCAGCTGGGACGCCTTGTCGCCGGCAACGACGTCGAACGACGCGAACGGCTCCGCGGCGCGATAGACCAACATGCGCTTCGGTCGGAACCCGTAGCGCGTCAGCGGGGTGTCTCCGAGCAGCTCGCGGGTCATCGCGTCAATGCGATGGGCGAACTGCTCGTCCTCGACGTCGATGTCCATGCCGACGATCGCGCCTGCTGGGAGACCGGCGCCAACATCCGGCCACGACTGCCAGCTGTCGATCTCGATCTCGGTCGGCATCCGCTCGCAGAACTGCTGCCAGCCCCACAGGTCCGTCCAGCGTCCGGCGAGCGCGTCCCACTTGCCCGGAGCCTTGTCGCGGGGCTTGATGGGGATGATCGAATAGCCGTTCGCGATCAGCGTCGCGCCATGTTGAGCGAGGAACGACGTCATCAGAAGGGGACCGCATCCTCGTCGGTGAGCCGCTGGATCTCGGCGGTGGCGGAGACGAACACGGTTTTCAGCAGCTCGCGCCATTCGTCCCCTGTCATGGTGGCGAGGTCACTCTTGCCGAGCTGATCGAGGTACGCGCCGGCCTTATCCGATGCGGCCTCGATCGCCTGGTTCTCGAAATGGTTCAGCTGGTACATGGCGCCCCTCCTGGTCGCGATGATGTCGAGGCAACGCATCGAGCACGCGCGCCGGTTCGGCAGATTGTCGTTGGTGAAGCCCCACCCGAACCCGCGAGCAGCGCGGCCGCAGACCGCGCAGCTCATGCCGCGTCCGCCGCGGTGAAGGGCTCGAAGTTCCAGGCGATCACCCGCGTGTACCGCCCCTCCACCCGCACCTTGATCGCTGTCGGGACGGCGATGTCGTCGAGGCGTTCCATCGCCTCATGGACGTTCCGGGGCACGGGAAGCTGGGCGCGACGCATCCACCACGCCTCGGCCTTCGATCGTGGGAAGCCTGTGTGCGATAGACAGACCCACTCGCTATGGGTGATCAGCCCGCACCGATAATCGACACGGAATGTGGGGGGCGCGTCGGGATCGCCGAACTTGTGGTGGATACCGTACGACGCCTCGCTCACCTCGACCCATTCGGGGTCGGGTGTGAGGATTGCCTTGTCGTCCGCCTCTACCTTCACCAGCCGCTCGGGCGGCGGAAACTCGAACCCGCAGTCGGCGCAGATCCTCGTCGCCGTACCCGTGGCGAGACCGCATTCCGGGCATTCCTTGAACGGGGCAGGCCCCTCGCCCTTCACCGGCTTCTTGATGAACGGGTCGTCGAAGGGACCGTGCCGCGCGAGGTTGCCGCCGAAGTCGAGCACCAGGCAGTTGGGCTTTCCGGCTGCCAGTGCCGCCAGCCGCCCGTCCGTTGTGCTCAGGTCGTGCCCGGGCGCGTAGATCGGGCGGGTGCCGCGACCGACCATCTGGATGTAGAGGCCGGTCGATTTCGTCGGGCGCGCGAGAGCGATCAGGTCGACATGCTTCGCGTTGAAGCCGGTGGTCAGGACGCCCATCGAGCACAGCGCGCGGATCCTGCCCGCCTTGTAGTCGGCGATCAGCCGGTCGCGAACACGCTGCTCGGTATCCCCGACGACGACCGCCGACGTGATCCCGCGTTCGCGCAGCGCCGCGTCCATCGCCTCGCAGTGAGCGACGGTGCAGCAGAACAGCAGCCAGCCCTTCCTGTCCGCGCCGGCGGCGACGATGTTGTCGGCGATCGCGGCGATCGTCTCCGGCTCGAGCGCGGCGAACTCGAGCTGGGCGGCGATAAATTCGCCTCCGCGGGTCCCGACCCCTTCGGTGCTGATCTGCGCGGCCGCGGTCTGCCGCGGGCGCGTGATCGGTGGGCAGAGATACCCCTCGTCGATCAGCAGCCGCGCGCTGGTCTCGTGCGCGATGTCGCTGAACAGCGCGTCGTCCCCTTCGTTCAGCATGCCCGAGTCCAGGCGAAAAGGCGTCGCGGTGAAGCCGATCAGCTTGAGGTGCGGGTTGATCGCCTTCAGGTCGCCGAGGAAGCGCTGGTACATCGTGTCCGACTTGCGCGGGATCAGGTGTGCCTCGTCGATCAGGACCAAGTCGCATTGTTGCAGGTCCATTGCTTTCGAATAGATCGACTGGATCGACGCGAAGATGATGCGGGCGCCGAGATCGCGCCGGTTCAGGCCTGCCGAATAGACGCCCGCGGGCGCCTCCGGCCACACGGTCAGCAGCTCGGCATAGTTCTGGGCGACCAATTCCTTGACGTGGGTGACCACGACGATGCGTGCACTGGGATCGCTCTCGAAGACCAGCTTGATCCACTCGGCCATCGTCAGCGATTTGCCCGCGCCGGTCGGCAGCACGACGAGCGGGTTGCCGGTCTTCTCCTGAAAGTAGCCCCACAGCGCGTGAAGGCTTTCCTCCTGATAGGGGCGAAGCGTTAGGGTCATCCACGCCTCCCGCGTTCGGCGAGCTGGCGCAGGCGCTCGAGCTCATTCGCGATGCGGCCGACGCGTGCACTGGCGTTCGCCAGCGACCACGCGATCCAGGCGCACAACAGCGTGATCACGTCGAGGTTGTCGCCGCTCATGCCGCCACCCCATCGATCCACGTTGCACCGTCGGGCATCCGATAGGTGACGCTGTCCTGTGTTGCGTCGACCTGCTCGCCGGGGACCAAACCCGGGAGGTAGAGATGGTTCAGGCAGCCGGTCGCTTGGGTTTCGAAATCAAGGTCGAGGCCCGGCCAGCGCGCGCACGACCAGCCGCCGTCGATCTCGGCCGTCGCGTGGAGGCAGGTCCTGCAATTGCGGTCGGCCGGAGCCCCCTCGTGGCAGATCGCCTTGCGGTCGCACCAGCGGCACAGGAAGAGGTCGGGCCCACCGATGCGCGCGGGCGGCGTGTCGGTCGTGATGATCATCGTCGCGCGCGCGATCAGCCGCGCCGCTTCCGCCGGGTCCGCCTCGGTGCGGATCGAGAACCAGTCGCGGCCGCCCGGCGTGCAGGCGACGAGATAGTGCCGGTCGAGCCCAGCATAGTGCATGTAGAGCACGGCCTGCGCGTAATAGGTCGGGTTCCACACGCGCAGCGCGTGCTTCTCGCCATGCTCGGTCACCGCCTTGCGCAACGCCGCCAGCTTCTTCTCCGCGGTCGCCTTGATCTCCAGTACGTGCCACGTCTTCAGGGCCTGCAGCAGACCGAGGACGACGCCGTCCATGTGGCCGCGGAAATGCTCGCCCAGGTCGGTGAACCCGAACTGCTCGCCGCGCTCGTCGACGTCGTGGAGCTCTAGGGTCGCGACCGCCTTCAGCCGCGCCACGGCGACCGCCTCGGTGGCGTGGCCATCGGCGAAACGCTTGAGCGTCGCGGCGTCGAAATCGGCGAGGCTAACCCAGCGGAAGCCGTACCAGAGCTGGCGGGCGCATTCGCCGCCGATCGCCGACATGCCGAGATAGGGGCGCGTGCGGCGCACCTGTGCGGCAACCAGCGCGGCGTCGGCTGCGGCGAGCGTCGGATCAACGGGGTCGGGAAGCGCGACCATCAGGCGGCGCCCCACTTGGCGAGTGCGTCATGGAACTGTTGTTCCGCCCATTCGCATGCGAGTTCGATCGCGATATCGGCCGTTTCACCGTAGAACAGATGCGATCGCCACGATCCCCATGACGACGTTGCGCTCGTCGCGCTGGTCGCCCGATAGATCTGACAGTCGGCTACGCAGAGGAAGCCATTCAGGCCCTTCCAATAGGCGTCGCCCGCGATCTCGCTCCACTCAGCATCACCTGGCTCGTCGGGGTCGTAGCTGGGCGCGAGAGCGGCGATCGGCTCCGGCAGAGGAAGAAACTCGACTGCGGTTTTGAAGCTATCGGGGATGGCATCAGTCAAGCCGTGGATCGGCCACAGGCCGGAAATCCGCACGCCAGACTGGAACAGCCGCTCGGATTTTTGCTCGCGCGCTTGACGCGCGTCCTCGTTGATGGCGTTGTCCTGCATCGCCAGCATCCTTTCGTCAGGGGCATGGTCGACGTGGCGG